CAGCGCCCGGATTAGTTGCACTTGCAGAAGAGGTTTTCTTTGGTAACGTTTCCAGAAGTTGTTTAGCATCTGCTTCGATTTCTTCCGGTGTCTCACCTTGTAACCGATTAGCTAAAATTTCTGGTAATCCTAACTTTGAAGCGGTACTCTGTTTGAGTAAATCAAGTTTGATCTTTTTGTTTTCCGCTTCCAGTGCTACACGCGCCTTTTTTTCCTTGTCAAGTTCGGATAATTCAGCGTCTTTTTTGGCTTGTTCGGCTTGTTCAAAAGATTCTAGCTTTTTGAAGTGACGCGCTGCTTCTTGTTCTTTGTTGGCTGCGTGTTGTTTAGCTTGCGCTAATTCCAGTTTCAACTCTTCAAGAGTTGGTTCTTTTACTGGATCTTTTTTTGGTTCTACAACTGGTGCATCCGTCACGGGTGCTGTTTGTTCGGTTTGTTCTGTCATCTCGACACTTATCCCTTTCAAATATTAAACAAAAATAGACAGTCCCGAATGGGATTGTCTTATAACTACATAAAAGCGTTGGCTATTGATTTATTACGGAATGCGCATCACGCGCTAAGAACATTATAACACGTTTTTTATATTTCAAGTATTGGAACTACAAATCCACCACGCCAAGTATATATTTTTCCGCATTGGCATCTAAATATTCCGTCATTAATAAAAACACTATCCTGTTTGAATATGATTGTTTCGCCACAACTTAAACACTTTTGATTGTTTTTGTAATAATCACCAATAGAATCTAGTTTCATTTTATCGGCGCATATAACTAAATTACCAATTTGGGTCATAATTTACTCACTCAGACACAGTTATAGATTTAAGCGCTTCCGCAAGACCGGTTACTTTTTTAGCTACTGGTTCCTCACCGTAAATCATAGCAACTTTGATAATTAAATCCTTAGCCTGCTCAACGCCTGCGATAAAATCCATAGCGCTTTGTTTTGAGTTCGCAAGGTGAGTATTTTGATAGCACCATTGAAGTTCTTTGTTTAGCGCTTGAATTAGACAATCTAAAGATATCTCATGGTCTGTTTGTAAAAATTCAGTCTTACGTTTTTCGGCTAAAATATGTTCCGCATGTTCTTCTGGCAAGTCTAAATCTAATCCATTGTTTATCATATTATCCCTTTTTTATAAGTGCCTGACAATAAACCATAACGATATTACCATCAAGTCCGCGGTAGTTTGTTACTGACACGCCGCCTTGACATTGGTATTTATAACACGCCATTTCAGCGCGCACTACTTGATTTAGTGAATCAATGTCGTTAGTTTGAACAACAAGATATTCCGGTATGTCTTTTGTTTGCTTTTCTTCTTTAATCCCGCGAACAAATTTTTGTTCAATTTCATTTTGTATCAATTCTTTATTGAATTGTGATACATCAATTGATTTCGGCTTATTCGGCGTTCCTGCTTTTCTACTCATTATTCTCCTATCAAATCCTTTAGTGGAGTAACCGTACGCATCATTCCGTAAATATCATTTTCAGTCTCTTTTGATAATTGATTGAACTCGAATTTTCCAGAAGCCCACGCTTCAAATTTACTATCACCCATCATGCTTTTTTGCATTGCCTCTGGTTGTTCTTTGAACCACGATTCACCTGAAGTAATCGGGTTTTCCATTCCTATTGTTAACGGTAACATTGTGCATTCCCCGTTGTGATGATCGTCAAGAACTTCTGTAAGATCATGCTCTGTACCGTGCATTGACACACACGACATGCAACAATTAGCGCCTAAATTAGCATACCAAATCCAACCCTTTACAATATCAGAGTTCGCTAAATATGTAGCTCTGTTCGCTTCTCGATAACTGTAAATCTGCGCCGTTCTTGTCATCCGTAAAGCATCCGTGAGTCCGCCACCTAAACTATTCTTAATCAGTCCTGCGATTGTCTTTGGGTTCTTACCTAATGCCACATTATCAATAATCGTGTTTGCTACATTCAAAGCATTTGTACCTGCGAGTTTATCCAGTCTAGCCATGAGAGGTGAACCTTCACCAAAATAACTAATTAGATTCTCAATAGCCTTTGGATTGAGATTCTTGAAACTTGCAGCTACGGCGGGATTACCTGCTAAAGTAAGTAACCTGGCATTCGTGACTCCTGCCTTGATAGCATCACTAGCAGCCTGTTGCATGACCGTTCCGGCGTATCCTTGAAATTTAGTTAATTCTGTTTCAATAGAATTCACCAAGGATTTATAAGATGATAACTTTCTGACACTCGCAGCCGTTATCGTTTCCATGTTAGCCATTTCAAGAGTCAATACTTTGATCTTGTCCTGAAGTCGTGCATACATATCCCCATAAGCCTTGATAATTTGAGACAACGCCTTATTATCCCGTTGCTCTAATGCTTTACGGAATTGTTTAGCAAGGTCTAATATGTTAGTTACTGGTTGATCGGTCATGTAATCCTTTTAATACTTGTCCTATCATAGAATCTTTTCCTAAATACTTGCGTTTCCAATCATAGCATTTTTCAACGGTATCACATGATTCTATTTCAATCATAGCCTCTTTTTTATTGACTTCAATCAAATCTCTAAACTTCTGTAAAAATTCCACTGACTGGTTTTCCATCTGCCATCCTACTTTGTACTCGCATAACCGTTTGTTGATCGATGCTCTCAATCACTTCAACTAAACACGGTTCATTACCCGATAACGCTTGCTTACAGATTGATTGTACATCCTTTTCATCCTCTAATAGATAATACTTCAAATCGTAAACGTCTGCTATTTTCTTGAGCGGTGGTAATGTCAAATCGGGCGCTTTACTTCCAACATAATGACCATCAAAGTATTTATTTTGAGTATTGACGATTGCCCCATACCCCCCATTGTTTAGCACAAAAAACTTTATATTGAGATTCAACCGTCTTACAACTTCCAACTCTTGAATATTCAACTGAAAACCACCGTCACCATTTACACAGATAGTCCGCTTGCCAGTTGATATGCACGCGCCTATTGCTCCAGGGATTCCAGTACCCATTGCACCCATAGCGCCAGCGTAGGAGAATCTTTGACCATATTTCACCCTCCAGGATTGAAAGATATGCACGGCACAAATAGATGACATTCCAGGTGAGATAATATCATCTTTAGTGCATAAGTCTGATAGGGTTGAAATTAGTTTATAGTTGTTGATCATCTATTTTATAAAACCAAACAATCCCAGCACAAATGCAATAACAAAAGTAATAGCTAAAAATACAAAGAAATTAGGCGGATGGGTTTCAATCCACTCATTAACAAACCATGGGTAGTCTTTAATTTTCATCTCACTCCTTTATAAACACATTCTCTTTTTGCATCTCTTTACAATCTCTCGCCCACTGACCGTAATCCCCACCGACTTTCAACGCACATAAAAACTCTTTTATGTCAGCGTGAATCTTGACCCATGAGTCATCAAACTTATTTAGTTCGGCTTTGTCAATGTCTACCACTATCTTGACCGCTTGTTTTGCGAAGTCACTTAGATTATACGCCACTTGATCTAAGGTCATCGATACGCCTAAAACTATAATTAGGTCACACAATCCAGTGATCTTGTTTGCGGCCGTTTGACCAATCGCCCCCGGTCTACCAGCATAAAGAGGATGATTGTCTGATAATAAGCCTATACTCTTCCAAGTTGTCAGGATAGGGCATTTGAATCCATCAATAAGGTCAAAAAACTGTTTTTCAGCGTTGCTTGATATAATTCCATACCCTGCGAATATAACAGGCTTCTTACATTCATTAGTCAATCGCTTTACGTTATCAACTCCCACTACGATGTTTTCTTCCCGCTGCCATTCGATAAACTCATTAGGCATAACACTAAACGTTTCTAGTTTATCCGGTTCTATTTCAGCGCTCTGAATATCCAAGGGAATATCAATCCAAACAGGTGCTTTTCTACCATGTGTCGCGGCATGGATAGCAGCGCCTAATATTACTTTTATCTTTTGGGGATCTTTTACGGTTACGGCATATTTCGTGATCGGTTCAACGATTGAGACTATATCGCATTCCTGAGTTCCCCTATATCGCATTCCAGTTTCACCCATGAGTTGACTCGTTTGCGCTTGTCCTGAAATAAATAATACAGGGGTACTATCCATCCACGCTGCCAAACATCCGGTAATCGCATTAGTCCCGCCAGGCCCCGTTGTAACCACACAAACACCTAATTGATTAGTAATGTGTCCATAGGCTTGCGCTGCTAGGCTTGCCCCTTGTTCGTGTAACATGCAAGTATATTTCATCTTTGACCGTGAAATAGAATCATTCAGCCACATTGACCCGCCTCCGACTAACATGAAGGCGTGTTTAGCGTATTGTGATACATATTCAAAGACGAAATCAGATAATCTCATTTTTTAGTTATAACAGTAAGAGTAAAAGACGATTTTGCCAATCCGAATAATCCCTTTTCCTGTATTCCCAAATCCACTTTTACCTCTTCAGCTTCAATCTCTTTTCCATCAATAATTACTTTTAACGCTTCCCATTTATTGCTATGGGTTTGATGTTGATAGGTTCTTTTCATTATCCAGTCAATTATTTTCATCTCACTCCTAAATTACAATTATCTCACTGTCACACTCTGATTTTATCCGGTCAATCAATGCTCCCTTTTGGGATTGTGCTATGACCAAGACAGGAAAAGTATCATCTTGTTTTTTATCGTACACCGGGAGTCCATTGATCGTCTCGCCTACATAAGCCGGATCGTTGCAGACAAAGTATTGAACATTAGGCCAGTACTTTGAGAGTACATGAGCGCATATATCGCCATATCCCCAAACTACGACTGGTTGATCGAACAGGTTCCTTAGCGCTTGTATCTTTTCTGCCATGTTACGATTTACGAAAGTCTCAGATACTCTACTAACAATAGTTGAATCTTTGACAAAGACGTACATCCTACATCCGCCCTTGCGTTCGTGATATTCTGAAGTCTCTTGTAACTCAAATCCGTAACTTTCCATTAGTCTAAGTATATCGATCATCCTGAAGTGGTTTATATGCACCTGACTAAAATCCAGTATTGGCATTTCAAGAGGTCTTTCGGCTGCCATTATTCCCGCATCTGGAATATCGACTATCAATGTCCCGCCAGCTCTCAACGCTTTGCTAATTTTACCCATTGCATCAGTCATATCGTAAATGTGTTCTAATACGTGTTCGGCTATGATAACATCCACGTTATCCGGCATAACGTCACCGCATCCGAAATTAGTGACGTTGTATCTTTCCATTCTCTTTAATATTTCAACTAATCCAGAACTGCCTCCACCAAAGTCTACTATTTTTATTCGGTCATCGAATGTTGTCGCTATGTAAATTGCGCGTTCATAAAGTCTCTTATGGTTTGCCTCATCCACTACCCCATACCCGTATTTATTCTCGTAATACCAGTCATAATCTGCTTGTGTCACTGAAGGGTTATCACCGTAAAGCATCCCGCACTCACACCTAAACCAGTCGATATAAGCAGGTCGTTTCCATCCATCTGGAATTAGAAAATCAGACCGCCATAACACAAGTCGTTTACTAGAATTACATACCGGGCAATTTCTCATAGTTCTCCTATTAGTTTCATATCGCACGCTCGTGTGCATTTTATTCCATTAGTCAACTTGTAATGGTCTTTTCTAAACTCATTATATTTCTTACCATTCCAAATATCGTATAAGATGTTCTCGTTTGCATCCCCCAGAACGATCTCATTGTTGTAATCCTCAACGCACGACACCGCTTCACCATTGCTTTTTATGGTCATGCTTGACCAAGGAAACTTGCAGTATTCAGTCCAATGAATTGAGTTAGTCTTATGCCCGTTATTCTCATACCATACCTGGTCTTGTGACTTCAGATAGATGTATACATCCGTTCCCTTGAATTTCTCAACTAACTTTTGATACTCCTCTTGTTGATCAGGTTTATTCAGGTCAAGCATGGTAATAACGATAACCGTCATGTAATTCCTTTGTGCTTTAATTTCAAGTAGTCGCATAATGTTCTTATAAGATTCTGTAAAGTTCGCCGCCTGACCTCTAATAGATTTATACTTGTTATCATCGGTAGACTCTATTGAGTATTTTATATATCCCAGCCCGTTAGAGAATGTCTCAATAGTTCTATCCATGTTGATATTAGCCGGGTTACATGAAAAGTAACTTTCTAATTTCTTGTCGTTCATCCACTTAACGTATTTAGGAATGTTACGGTCTAACAGCGGATCCCCGTAACCATGTAAGACTATGACCCTCGGAATAATGTATAAAAAGAAGTGGTTTTCTGACATTTCACTTTTAGAAATATGATAATTACTATCAACAAACGATTCCCACTTTTCCAACTGCGGTGTATTAAATGGGTAAACCTGATCAATGATTTTCTTGAATAATTCAGGCTTAATTGTCTCAATAGGACGTGTCATTATTGTAGTTCGTGGACACATCTCACATCTCATATTGCAGGCGTTCGTAGTTTCGATGTTATAGATAACCGGGACGATTGATCTGAAAGACTCCATTTGTTCATGGGTAACGTATTTATATTGAAATACCTTTTGATAAAATTCAATATCAAGCATGAGAATCCCTGTAATCCTTTTCGCATTCTATACAAGCAGTCCTGTCAACGTCACCGAAGAACTCACATTCATCACACCGAGTTTTGTATTCTAGCATCTGCCTTATTCCATATTCCAGGTTGAAATGATACTGCAATCCTAAGTCTTGTGCCTTGCTACAATCCGGAACGTAATATGGTTGTGGATCGATAAAAGTCCTATCAGACTCAATAACTTCTGCAGGTGGTACAACATAAGACGCTACTCTTTGAGCAAGTTTATCAATCGTTATTTCGTGATTTTCTCCAACGTTATAAATACCACTATCAGACTGCATGAGTTTACATAACCACACAATAGCATCTGCAATGTACATATATGATCTTACGGAATGAGAGTAAACAACTAAAGGACGGTTGTTCTTTACAGCATCCACAAACGCGGTAATAGCAAAATGGTTTTTCATTCCAGTTCCACAAAATGCAAACAGACGGGCAATACAATAATCTAATCCAGAACTTTTTAGTACCATTTCGTTTCGTGCCTTTTCAATGGCATAATCGTTTCTGGTATTGTAAAGCATGTCCTCTGTTGCTTTTTCGTGTAACGTCCCGTATACCGCACCCGTTGAAGCATAAAGGATTTTAGCGCTTGATCGTTTTGCACACTCGATAACAGGTTCAATAGGAGTAGGTGCAAAGTGAAAGATGTAATCGTATACATCTCCGCTAAGATAATAATTCAAATCCTCATGGTTTGAATAAAAAAATCTTTTACATCTTCCGTCTAATGCTTTTACCATCCATGAACCAAAGAATCCGGTTTTTCCAGTTACGAGTACGTTTTTGCCCTCGAATCCTTTTATGTTCTTTTGCATGAATTGAATATCATAGGCTTCTGACATAATCCACTCTTTCTAAGAACTCTTGAATCATACTAACAGAATAATCCAATTGATCTAACGATAACCCATGCCATGAACCTATCCAAAACGAATCAGTGTGTATCTTGTCTGTATTAGTAAGAGGTTCGTCAATGATAAACTTAACGTCTTTATACGCCGGCTGCTTTGTGATGTTACCTGCGAATATCATCCTTGACCCAACACCCTTGTTATGCAAAAACATCATAATATCTTTACGTGTGAAGTCAACGCCATCTCTAAGAGTAAGCGGGAATCCAAACCAAGGCGTATCAAGTAATACAGACTTCGGTAAAATAAAGTATTGTTCAAACTTCTTTAGTTTCTCGTAAAGATAATTGAAGTTTCTAATCCTTGTCTGTGTAAATCCCGGCAACTTCTTTAATTGTTCAATTCCAATAGCAGCTTGAATCTCAGTAGCTTTTAGGTTGTAACCGATTCTTGAATAAGTGTATTTATGATCGTAGTCACCGTCGAACCTATGACCGCACGTGTTATCAACGCCGGGTAAACACCAACAATCTCTACCCCAATCTCGTAGTGATTTCAACGTTCGGTATAAATCAGCGTCATCCGTTGTAACCATTCCGCCCTCACCCGTTGTCATGTGGTGAGCAGGGAAGAAACTAAAAGTCTGCATTTCACCTAGATATTTTCCAGGAAGCATAGCATCGCAGGAATCCTCAATAATAGGATATGGACAATAGTTACCCAAAGTCATAGCGCCGTAACTCGCAGCCGTTGGCAGTAATGTTTCACTATCCACGTCTAACAAATGAACATCTTGTTTAGTCTGAATAAGTGGATTGATCGTTGTGGGAAAAGATAACGCTGGTGTATAAAAATGAAACTTGCCATTCAATTCTATGAACGCAGTCACTGCCAATAAGTTAGCACTACTGCCAGAATTGACAAACACGCCGTATTTCTTACCAATGTATGAGGAAAACTCATGCTCGAATTGTTCACTTAACTTATAAGAGGCAAACTGACCGGAATCAATGACCCGGTAAGCTGCCTCTTTTTCTTCGTCACCAATTACTTGACCACTAACAGGTACGTGTAAATCTAAGCCTTTATTCAAATAGCACCTCCCAAGTGCATATCCCTACAAATAGTATATCACGACTTATTGACCGCGGTCAAAGTTATTTAAAAGCAGCGCTCCGATGTTATCGCCCTGAGACTTTTCGGCTTGTATCTTTTCATTCTCACTAGCCCAAATATAACCGCGTTTTTCTGATACTGTTTCGTTACTTACTAATCCATTCTGTAAGTCGAATGTTAGTCCTGCGATTTCTTCAGTTGTATTTATAGGTAACGGCTCCGGCCATTCAATATGTCCTTCTTCAGGAGCCATACCAGCAAGCAACAATAACCGTCTATTGAGTTCCAACAAAGCATCACCGTATAGTTGTTTTTTACTTTCATTCTTTGCTAGACTATCTTGATATAAAACACGTAGACCAAAGTTAGTTAACGCCCCCAGCTTGTCATTCATGCTCGAAATATCAACAGTACGGGTAATGTCAAACAAGGCTTGTCTCATGTTTAACATGTACCCCATTGAACTTGAAAGGTCGGATTGCATTTCTACGTTATATATTTTTCCGCCAAGAGGTATTTTAGTCATTTTTCCGGGTTCAACGTCAAGAGAATCGTTCGATGTAAGTCCTTCAGCTATCGTATGTGGGTGCCCGTGAATATCGATGATCTTACTCACATTACCAGACGTTTTATTCAGCATATCTTGTAATTCGTCAACGTCATCCGTAACGTCTGGATCCCCATAGACTGATTCTATGTTGATTAAGTTTTGACCGTGAATAATAGGCGGGAACGGATTATCCCAAGTCTCACTCGTTTCTGGAATGAACTTTTTATTTTTAAATATTCCAGACTCAATAAGCCAGTTAGAATCTTGTCTAGTTGTTCGCTCCTGAAATATTTCATCCTTACCATCACGTTTTACCATGTAGGTAATAATATACGCCGTGACAGCTTCAATGTCATCTGGTTTGGTTTCAATGGTCATTAACATGGGGTCTAAGCATACAAGGCGCGGGTACAACTTTCCTTGATGCTCAACGCCTTCAGGAATAACCTTGCAGTACCAGGTTCCTATTTCGGCACCGTTCAATCCGAATTTATGCAACAATATCTCTTTGCGGTTGGCAGCCCAAACCTTGTTAAGATAATCCTCATTAGGATTTACTTGCCCTTCGACTTCTTCCCCATAATCGAACTCTATCCCTTTACCAAATAGCATTGACACTGATCTATCAATGACAAGCCCGGTAAAGTTCATAACGATGTTGTAATCAGGCTGATTAGGCTTTGACTTGAGTTGTTTCTTCTGGATACCAGCCCGGTAATTTCTACGGTGACTCATTACCTTTCGTCTCTCAACGTACTCTTCAGGTAACGACCAATCAACCAATCTGTTAATTATCGCTTCGCGCCAATCATTTATAAAGCCCATGTCATACTCCTAGAAAAACGGATTGTCCACTACTTCAACCTTACTGTAAACATTTAAGTTGGCAAGTAAAATACTCTCACCTTTGTCTGGTGATCTGCCAATTCTTTTTTTTATTTCTTCTTTTTCTTCAATCAACACACCTGAAGTAGTAACCTTATATTTTGCCACACACAAATCAGCTAAAACTTCATTTCCTGGTGGCAAACATACGTTATCCCCGCCGTTTGGATCGAGTGCATCACGCATACGCCAATAATATTCAGCACGCATGTTACGCATCTTTAGTTTACCACTTTTATCCCTATAATTGCTACTATTAGCCGCGTTAATTGCATTTACGTTTTTATACTTTCCAGTCAGGCTATCATAAACAGACGAACCGATACCACCAACGTCAACATTGATATTTCCAGGTTCTTCATCACCTAAAGTTTGCCTCACTAACTCTGAAGCCGTTGGGCCGTCTGGTACAATAGCACCCGGCCAGAAGTTTAGTTTATCAAACCAGTTATCATATCTTTTTGACATACTCATGTTGTCGCGACCACCACGCGCTGGGTCTAATCCAACGGTAGTTAATGGAACGTCTGGTTTGGGTGTTTCAATCCATCGTCTTTGAGCAGCCAATACCCATTCAGTAGGGATAACTTGCCACGGGTCAATAGCAGCCGATGCTTTGAAATCACCGTATAACATTTGCGATCTAAGCGGCTCTGGAAGTGACTGCAAAATAGAACGGTATCTATTATCACTTGATAAAAATGGGTTGTCATCTAACCTTGCCGGAATAAATGTTCTTGATAATGGGTATACTGTTTCGGTTTCGGTAACAATTGGATCCCCCGTTAAGAATTCTTTTTCTTCACCGTCTATTGTTGCATACCATCTCAATTCACCCGGTTTGGCAGGATTAGGATGTTTAGGGTCAAGCCACGCGCCCCACCGCTTTATAATCCAGTTACCAGCTTCATCAATTGGTGGGTTTCCAGTTGCTACAATCCTTACTCTTTGATTGGGGTTTTTTGATCTATTCCAACCACAAATAAAGACGTATTGTGTCTCTGTAAATTCAGGAAGTTCGTCAAACAATTTATGGTCGTGTGGTCTACCTTGCCAGTCTTTTTTATTATCTTCATATTGCACCGCCCCGAACTCTACTGTCCTATTGTTTTCAAGTTCCCATGAATGCTCTGATTTATTTTCTTTGCCAGTGTTTTTTATTACTTCCCTTGCTTGTTGAATAATCTCTTTTAGGTTCGGGTACACCCTACGAAAAATAGCGGCATGTTCTGCTAATTCAGCCGCCAATCCAATAAGTAAACTTGACTTACCTCCACCCGCTGCCCCGCCATAGAAAAGCTCATCCGCTCTTGAAAGTAAAGCTAGCCATTGAGGTTCACTTTGCGGAATCCATAGCGCCGTCTGACTCTGTACCCTGTCCAGGTACGCTTTTTCGGATGGCATTAGCGAGTGTAGATATTGCTCTATCATATCCATCTATTTGATTGATCTCTTTTCCATTGCTGGTTACGTCTACCTCTGTCTTTACCGAACCATCAATATGCACATATAGCCACTTCACAAAATCAATCCAGTCCTTTACCGAAATAACGCTATCCTCTTTGTCTTTTGGAAACTTTATCTTACCAGTCGTAACAGCGTCGACAACGCTTTTTGCAATAAGCCTTTTTCCTGAAATAGGTTTACCGTCAACATCAACAGTATGTGAAAGCTCCCGCATTAATAAATCAGTGAGAGCCCTATCTTTTTTTGGTCTACCATGTGGATTATTAGTTGTGCCTTTTTTTGGTGCCATAATCAGACCTTTGATTCTGTTTGTAAAACAAAGTTATCCGCTTCGCAAACTCTTAGTTTCGTGTCTACCTTTTTTATCGTTAGTAGTTCCATCCGGTTGAGAGGTAGTATCTTTTGGTGTGCATTGAACGTCCAGTAACACTTGCATCCGTTGGCACTCAGCGAACATTGCCATTTGCATTATAGCCGTTTCTGGTAAGTCAAGCGATATTCTAATACCATGGTCGGTTAATGTTTGAACTTTGTAGACCACTGCTAGGCATTTGATCGGTTCACTCATACCGTTCCTTTACAATACCAGATCAATCAAAATAATAATAGTTATAAATAGCATAACGCAAAATATCGCATCCGAAATCTGAATAAGCCAATGTTCTTTATCCATATCTCTCTTTTCTTGTCTTAGTCGGCACGTTCTCATACCAGTCTCGCATATTTTTTTCGCCATATTTCACACACTTTATTCTCCACCAAGCCTCTCGGACTTCTCGCCCGCCCGTACCAATCCATTGTGAGTGACACGCTCTACAAACATCACCAATATTGTGTTGGTCGTCAAGCTCAGGTTTGTTTTTATTCCTGCCAAATATACAATGGTGTTGGTCTGTTGCCTGACGTTTACCGCACCATTCACAAATCATATTTATTATTATACACTATACTGAACGGTATACGAATCCCCCTACGCGATGGCAGGGGGATCCAGAGGAGAAACATGAAACAATTAAAGTATACATCTATTTGTCAACTAAAATAACCTCATTTGTTGCTGAGCGTCATGTATTCTCTTTTCTGCAATCTTGAAATATCCGGGGTCTATTTCGCATCCGATAAAGTTGCGCCCAGTCTGCACACAAGCTACGCCGGTTGTACCACTACCCATAAACGGATCAAGAATTGTGTCACCCTCTTTTGAGCCTTTTTTGATTAACCATTTTACAAACTTCAACGGCTTTGGGCAAGGATGCCCCATTGCTTTTATTGCGGTAACTGAATCATTACGCCCTTCGCAACTACTAGCCATATTTCTACTTTCAGCAGGACACTTGCCATAATATAAAATCAAGTGAGCAAGATTAAATCCCCACGCGCCAAAACCAGTTCCCGCTGGGTTGTACCAAACTCCAATATCATCGGGTTTTGGATAATAAAAAGAACTCTTGTTTCCGGGCGTAAGAATACAAACTTTTGCTACTCTAATTGCGTCTGTTATAGCAGGAACAACTAAATTTTGTATATATTCAACCGTATCATCAAAAGAATCATAATCTAAATTAACTCCATAAGGCGGGTCAGTTATAACCGCGTCAATACTTTTATCCGGCATGGTTCGCATGAAGTCAAGACAATCACCACAGTAAAGTTGAACTGTCATTGTGATCCTCTGAATCTCAATTGATCCTCTATCTTACTCTTTATTTGTCTCAACTCTGATAACCTGGATTCGACATTCTCACCGTCCCAAACAGTCAAATATTGATCTTGTGCCATTTCGTATACCGCTATTTCTTGTTTAGCAACTAATAAATCATGCTGTAGGTATTTAGTAGGTACAATTTCAATAATGATGGGGGAAGTGTTCATTATCTCAACATCCTCTCAATTTGTTTAGTCATGGATGGTCTTACTCCAATTCCTATTGACCTTAGCCATAGTTGTACACCGCCATTCTGAATAAACTCCCTAGGTTCCAGTCCTTCCTCGAATCTCTTATTGTGATTTATGTCCAATCTGGCTTGCTCGATTACAGCCTTTACCAAGTCTACGTAGGGATCGTGTTCAATCACTTTATCCGGGCGTTTTCTTTCTTTTTCGAATAAGTCTCTACACTCCGGGCAACGTTTCATTTTGTGATAATTACCCTTGCATCCCTGGAACGGTTGACCACAATCCTGACAAACTAAGTCAAGGTAGTTATCCCGTTCGAGGTTATTCATCATTATGGTTAGGCTAGTCATCGTCCCTCTTGTCTGGATTAGGATATGTACATCGATATTCGCGGTTAATAAGCCTCATATCACGTTCCCATTGATTGGCTTCTTTAATCGATTGAATGAAATACTTTATAATCATTCCAATAGTAATAAAGAATGTCTTTATATATTTCATTTCTCACACTCCATCAAATACCAGGCTTCGGATATGGCGCGGGTTGGGGAGTCTGCATTAGTTGTTATCATCACTGGTATGTTTGGAGAACACACTTCAACCTCAATCTTATCGTTATGATAATTACCGTGCGAAAAATCAGCATCAACATTCGCCTTATTTCTAAAACGAATATTGATATGTAAATTTTTCTCATAAATTGATTCCAACAACTCACCTGCCCATTGCCAGGAATTGCAGTAGTCAGGCTCCAATTTAGAATATGGTTTATCGTCAGTATTAACATAGGTTGTAAAAAATTCCACGCCTCTTTTCGCCGCAATCAACTCATTCAACTTATCATCACTCAGTTTCGAGATTTCTTCGGGTGTCATTGAATACCTCCGTGTCTATAAGAACGTCGATAATACATCTTTGTTCGGCGCGCGTGATCATATTCAAGAGCCTTAGCTAATTTCTTTGTAGTTTTTGTACACTTCTTAGCAGCATTACCGGCTTCAACAAACGCCCTAACCAACCTATCAATAAAATTTTCAGCGGGAGGATATTTGAAATTATCAAGATTTTCCATTTTCACTCAACCTTTCCAACTTCGATATAAATATGTGTTCTGATATATTGCTTTACAGTATCAAGAGCGGTCAAATCATTTAGCTCTTTTTCTGTAAATTGTAAGTAAACAAATCCCAAAAGTTGCGCACGGTTGCATTTGTCATAATCCCTTTGTATTCCCTTGCCAGTGTTATGCCCTGACTTAACCATCCATGTACCACCGTTTATTTCAACAATAAGGTTTGCAGACTCAAAAAAGAAATCCGCTCTGTATAACCTTTCAGGATCGAATAAATACTCCCGGTCATATTTAATGTTTTCAGCTCTAAGCTGAAGCGCAAATGTTTCTTCATGTACGCTTAACTCTTTGGGTATCTTTACTGATTGGATGTCATGCTCTGATGGATTGGTCATTTGTGCCTCAACTCTGTAATAATTTGCTCTTTTGTGGCTCGTTTTTCATTTTCACCTGCGCGGTTTGACTTAATTAAATCATCAACCGTTGTGCCATCATATAAACTTGTGCCGTGGTGATCAACTCTTTTCAATCTTTCTGGCAATTCATCAAGTCCGCTGTTACCATAAACACGTTTGACGTAAGACCTTAATTGTTTCAACGTCATTCCGTAAGTAACCGGGGCATCAACCACAGTTGACCATTCACAATATAAATCAGGTTCAAACTTAACAATTATTCTTGGCATCCCACCACCTCAATCTCTTTCAACTTTTCAAGTCCGCTTTCAGTGATAACGTATTTACACCACGGGTAATCACAATCGACGCTTTTTACATATCCAAGTTTCTCAAGCGTTAAGACGGTTCTCCATAGCCCGTGCTCTCCCATGTCCCAAGTAGAAACCATTGGGTCTTTTTTGAGACACTCCAGCACCTTCATAGCGTCTCGTTTTTCGCGTGGCTTTAATTCCGCTACCTTGCCAGAAAAACTACAAATATGAACATTTGAGATCGTCATAATTTTATCCCTTTCAACTTACAATAAGCCTGACAGATAGCGGTGCCGACGGTGTCCGATTCTTCTTCAATATCAATATCATTGGTAAAACTTCTTACTGTACATAGCCAGACTTTCTCAGTAACAATATATTGCAAAACAAACATTCCAATTGTTTTCATTTCATCTGCCAGCGCCATGTACAACCGCGCGTCATTGAGATAGTCGGGCATTTTCTGCCCGTCAAATTTTCCTGGATCAATCTGCGTCAGGTCTATTTCAGTACACCGCGCTTTTAGTTCTTCTTTGTCTCTTGTTGTGTCCCACGGGAATTTTCCAGGTGCATAAACGTATTGAAGTCGATAACCAGAACGCGGCTGCTCGTAACACTTCCACCCGAGATATTTGGCAATCGCAGTATTTAGGTCAGTCATGGTCAAATCCCCCAAGAATACAAACAAGACAATATCCGTATCGGTTGAAATAGTCACAGTAGCGACAATAGTTAATCCTACACATGGTTACCTTCCCTCTTTTCTAACTCACTCAACTGATTATGTAGGGTTATGGGGCAATCGGCTAAATGTCCGTCAATAGTATCAGGGCAATTACAGTAACTTATTTTATACAACCTCTCGCCATCCTCTTTTAGCCGTCTGATCACATCCTCTTGCTGGGTGATGGTGGATTGGAGTTCGGCTATTGTTTCATGGTTTGCAAATTCGCTATAATCAGAATCGCATTTATTGCACGGAAAGTCATCTAAACTAAGTCCCCTAAAGACACAGGTACTACACTCTTTAGTTTCACTCATTTCATTCACCTTTCACTGGCTCTGGTTGATATGCCCAGCCAATAATAATTTTATCGGTCGCCCAGCCATTCTCAAAACTGTAATATTCCTGTAGAACATCCTCGTTTTCAGTAGT